GCTGGCGTTGCTCGAAGCGGTCAGCAAGCTGAGCGATGCCGACTTTGGGGAGGCGTTCGGCGACGGACTGATGCTCGCCGAGCTCGTTGGCCGGGCGGAGATCGTCGACGACGACGATGCCGCCGCGCTCGCCGACATCGAATGGGGCGGGCAGCCCTTCGCCGAGGCGGTGGTGTTCCTGCAGCAGAAGGTGGCGCTGCCGACGCGCGCCTATACCGACCTGCTGCAGCACGGCCACGATCGCGCCTTCGTCGTCGCCGGCGCGAGCTCCGTTGCCCTCGTCGAAGACCTGAAGGCGTCAGTCTTGCGCGCCGAGCGGGACGGTCTGACGCTTGCCGACTTCCGCCGCGACTTCGACGCCATCGTCGCCCGCCACGGCTGGACCGGCTGGACCGGCGAGGAGACGGACAAGGGCCGCGCCTGGCGTGTCCGCACCATCCTCGAGACGAACCTGCGCACCGCCCACCAGGCCGGCCGGCTGAAGCAGATGCGGGCCATCGCCGCCCGCCGGCCGTGGTGGCAGTACCGGCACGGCGTGCTGCGCCGGCCGACGTCGCCGCGCGAGGAGCACGTCGCCCTGCACGGCATGGTCTGGCGTCATGATGATCCGGTCTGGCAGGCGATTTATCCGCCGAACGATTGGGGCTGCACCTGCGGCGTCCGCACGCTGTCGGACCGCGACCTGGAACGGCAGGGGCTCACGTCATCAGAGACGCTGTCCGCCGGTGCGATCGACGAGGTGGTGGCGCCGGAGTGGCGCTATGTGCCCGGCGACACCTGGGAGCGCGGCGTCGTCCCGCCGGCGCTGCAGAAGCCACTGCCGCCCTCGACGCACGTCGGGCCGCGGCAGGTCGTCACCGATCCGCCGCTGCCGTCGATCGCGAAGCCGCTCGCCGCTGAGCGCATGGCCGAGGGGCTCGGCAGCGAAGCGTACGTCGCCGCCTTCCTCGGCGAGTTCGGGGCGGCGATCGGGCGGGGCGTGCTGTGGCGCGACAAGGCCGGGCAGGCGCTCGTTGTCTCTGATCAGCTGTTCGCGGCAGCGTCGGGGGGCGCAAAATCCCGCAAGGTCAGTCCTGGTCGCGAGGCCGCACGGCTCGCCGAGGCGCTGCAGGACCCGGACGAGATTTGGGTCGATTGGGCGTGGGACGAACGGCGAGGCCGCGAGCGGCTGGTGCGGCGCTATCTGCGCATTGATCCGGCCGACGACGGCGTCATCGTGTTCGAATGGTCGACGGCCGGATGGTCGATGGTGACGAGCTTCCCGCCGAACGGCGGGAGGTCCGACGCCGCGCAGGCGGACCATCTCGACCGCCAGCGAACGGGCGCGCTGTTGTGGCGTCGGCCGGACTGAAAGCGGTCGGGAAGCACCATGGCCGGCGTTGAAATCCGCCTGACGATCGACGATCGCGCCGTGCGCAAGCAGCTCGGCGAGCTGCAGCGCAAAGTCGCCGACCCGTCGCCGGCGATGGCGGAGATCGCCGAAGTGATGCTCAACGGCGTGTACGATCGGTTCGAGAGCGAGACGGACCCGGACGGCGGCCGCTGGCGGCGGCATGCGCTGGCGACGGTCGCTGCGCGGGGCGCCGGCGCCACGATCCTGCGCGAGCGCGGCCGCCTCATCGGCTCGATCCACCCGGCGAGCCACCGGAACTCGGCGAGGGTCGGGACGAACCTCGTCTATGGCGCCATCCACCAGTTCGGAGGGCAGGCTGGGCTCGGTCGCCAGGTGATGATCCCGGCGCGACCGTTCCTTGGATTCTCGCAACAGGACATCGAGCGGATCGGCGAAGTGTTAGACGATTGGCTTTCGCTCTGACGGACATTGAGAAATGCTGCAACCACGCAGCGGCGCAACGCGGCACCGTGTAGGTCGGCTTGGGGCGCATAGCTGCCCCTAGACTGCCATTTGGCGACGTCCGCTTTGCGCCCCCATCTCGGCCATTGATCGGATAACGGCCGCAGCCCAAAAGCGGACATCAGCGAGGTGGGGCACGTCGGCACCTTTGCGCCAATTCCTGACATTGGCTTGCCTAAAGGAAAGCGACGTTCGCGCCCGTCTGGAGGCGAGGCGCCGGACCTTCCGCCAGCTTGAGAGCTGGCGCCGCCCGGAGGTCTTCAGAGCTCGGCGCCTCCCTGGGACCAAAGAGTTTGCTCACGTTCGACAAAGGCGCTGATTGACGCCTTTCCGACGACCAGTGAGTCAAGCACCTCGGTCATAACCCCCTCGAAGGCGTCGACGACCTTTGGCGGCGTTTCAGCACGAGTGTGCTCGAACAGCAACGCGTCGTGCATGGGAAGGACCACCCTGACGTCGACAATGGAGGCGGCAGCCAACAGCGAGCGCTTGAATATCAGGGACGCTGTCCCTTGGACCACCTGACTGACTGCTGAGCGCTGCTCCTTGGCGGTGAGCTGGCCCCTGCCGGTCCGTTGATAGTGGTTGCCGAAGATGGTGGCTACGCGGCCGGTGCGCTGGAACTCTTCCCATAAGGATTTCTTCCAGTCCTCATACCGCTGAAAGAGCCGGAATGCCTCCTTCGCCTTCTGTCGGTCCACTCCGAGCGAGAAGGCCGCGTCGACCAGAGCCTTCCGGCTCATCCCGTATGCATAGGAAAGGAATAGTTGCTTAGCGGCTTTCCTGTTGCCGACGAGACCTAGATGCGTTTTCGCAAAGAGATCGTACATGTCGCCTGCGGCGTAGAGACGCTTAAGCTCCTCGTCGCCGGAGAGGGCCGCCATTATGCCGACCTCGAACTGGTCGAAGTCGACATAGCTAAGTCTAGCGCCTGCGCGTGCGCCTATGATGGACCTGTACCGTTTTGGAATGTTCTGGAGGCTGGGACTACGCAGTTGAATGCGCGACGTGCGTGAGCCGAACACATCGACGACTGGTCGAACGCTGTTGCTCGTCAACGTGAGAGAGCTGAGCATGCGACGTGCCGTATCGAGGGCGACAAGTGCCATAGTGTCGCCGCCGAAATCGCGCTCCTGCGGCACGAACTCGAGAAGGTACTCGACAGAGACCTCGTCCAGCTCGAAACCGTCCATTAGCAGCTTGGCCTCAATGGCGCGCCTGCTGGGCGTCTCGAGCGGCATGTCGTGCTTCGCGGAGTAGTTCTTTAGCAACAGGAAGTAGCCGTGCTCCGCCTGTGACCGTTTTTCTGAGAGCCCGGCCGCGTCGATCGAAACCCCGGCTGACATGGAGAGCTGGACCAAGCGGTAGGTGGGGACTTCGATGGTGAAAAAGCGATCGAACTCGCCGTTGGCGGCTGCCTGCGTACAGAGGTCAAGATACATCGTCACGATCGCAGTCGCGGCCTTGGTGGCGATACTTCTATCGAACGGGGCGCCCTTGTTAAACATCCTGCGATAGGTGTCGCAGGCTTCCTGGTCCGCCCCGTACCGCCCAAGATGTGTCGTCACGTCACGCTTCTCGCGGGCGAGCCGGTCCTCGGGGGCACCGCTAATCGAGATGAGGAACTCATCCACGTCAACGATTATCGGGGGTAGAGACCCTGTCTTGTCGAAAAGCGCATCACGAATCATCCAGAAGTCATGGCATACTAAGATTCCGGCATACCCGACGATGCTTGCAGCATCAGTCTCTAGGAGCTGACCATCGTCGAACCAGAAAAAGGAGTCGGCTCCCCTGCCGGTGAAGTCCCGCACGAAGAGCATCAGCCTGTAGGCCAGGTCAATCATAGCCGCTGACCTCGTCCACAAGGTTCAGCAAATCCGTGCTCTCGCGGACGGCAAACGGTAGGCCGTCGTCGTTGCAGTGACGCTCCGCTCTGTGCCCGGTACCCTTCAGGGAAATTGGCACATGACCATAGAGGGGACGCAGCGCCTTTTCGTCCAGCACCGAAGACGCGATCAGAAGGTAACGGGCGTTCTGGAAAGGCAGGGAACCGAACTCAGCAACGCACCTTTCAATCAGAGCCCTTTCATCAACGCAACGGAGCCAGATAAGGATTGCCGCCGCCTCACCCGACCTCACGTCTTCCCGCAGCTTACGGTCGGCCAGAGCGACGAGTTCGTCGGACCGGTGCCTTCGCACCGCGAGCAGCATCCAGATATTGTAGTTCTGCCAGTCGTGAATGGCTCCGTCTTCTGCGAGCAGGAACGCCTCCAACGCCGGCATGCAGCGACCGTCGCGATCAAGGGTGACTATCAGCCGGCAGAATTGGTCGGTCGTCACCGCATGCTCAGACAGCGAGCGCGACAGAGCGTCGAGCAAATCGACTGATAGCGCGTCGCCCACATCGAAGAGGCCCGACTCGATGATCTTTGCCACCCGGTTCACTGCGAAGCGGAACTTCCGCGACTGCGAATCTCCTGTCGCGATGCATTGGCTTAGAATGTCGAATATGTAAGTTACCGATCTTGTCACGATGCGGCGACTGCGAGACTGCCACATGTTGTTGATCGCAATCGTCGAGCTGTCCTGCGAGGGGAAGTATGTCGCGATTTCCTCGCTCGGGGCATCCGGCGCGAGGATCTGTGTCTTGTTTGCATTGATGTTGAGGCCGACTGTCCGGAGCTGCCTGATTAGGTCCTGCAGAGCGCGCCGGGCATGGAGCTCGGATACAGCGATAACGCGGATATCGTCCACGTAGCGATAATAGTCATAGCCTTTTCTCGTCATCTCCCTATCTACGGACGATAGCAAGATGTTCGACAGAAAGGAGGAGGCGTCACGGTTCTGCGGCAGGCCATGATCTCGACTGAATGTCCATTCAGTCAGTAGTCGGTCCAACGTGGCGATTGCGTTGCGGATCTGTAGCTTCTCCGGGCCCGTTGCAACAAGATCGGGGATCCCGTTCAAAAGCGCGCCTATGATTTGCACACGCGACACGTTCTCGAAAAAATTGCTCAGATCAGTGATCAGCAGATGGTGTCCTGATCTACGGAAGGTTAGCGTCACTCCCTCGAACGTGAACCAACGGTCGATCTTGTTTTTGAACAGGTACTTAGGGTCCAACGGTGCCGGCTCATAGCGGTAGCTCAGCACTCGGTGACCAAGAAGTGGGTCATAGAAAGGGATTAGGAAGGTGCATATCGCTTGGTAGACAAAGCGGTCGAAGAAGTCGGTTTCCAATCCGTAGCGCTCGCCATATCCCTTCTTCGGTATGTTCCGGACGACGCTGCGAGTCCCGCGATAAACGCCGTTCCACTCCTGGAGGAGCGCGATAATGATCCGCTTCGCCTCGTCCGGGTGCTTAAATAGATCGTCGTACTGGAGACAATCAAAATACCAGTCATCGCGCATATCTTGGCGAAGATGCTTCAGTACAAGGTCAAATTGCACCGGAAACCCTAGCGCTTGCCCGTTCAGCCAGAAACCGGGATTGAGCACATAATCAGCCTCGTCACCGCTTTCCATTCCCGACCGGCCCCAAGCCCTCTAGGTTAAGTCCTTAGTTAAGCCCCAAGTTACACACCTGTCTAGCTTCTCCACCGGATCGTCAGGAACGGCAGTGAGAGCCAACGGATTCCTCCTTCGATAAATTTGCAATGGAATATGATCGATCGAGTTTCGGCCTCGGCCATTCATCGGCGGTATGTCCGGTTCTCGTTTGAAGTCCCCAATAGCGGACAGTCTGCCACCGGCCCCAAATCGGACGTTCAGACATGCACTTGGCAAGGTCTGCTTATGGCGCAATGACGTCATTGGGGTCGTATCCACCGGTTTTCGTAAATTTTTGTCTGGACTTTCTAGTCAAGGTAAATTTCGCGAAATCCCCAACGCCTGCGTTCACGCACGCCGCTCTCGTTGTCCTCGGAACAGCGCTACAGATTCTGGTGTCCGCAACATGCATCGACATTGCGAGCCGCCTTAGGCTTCGATCGGTCCGCCTGCACCCTCCGATTCCCCAGGCTCGAGTAGAGGCCCACCGACGCGCGTGCGCCCCGTTCCGCTACCCCTGTATAGCGGCCGGCTCGCGCAAGGCCCGTCAGACGGGCGTTAGTTTTGATCTAAACGGCCATCGCCAGGCGGGGGACACCCCCCGGCGCCTTCACGCGCGTATGCCCGGGAGGAAGACGGCCGAACCGTTCGCCTGACGGGCGGGTGCGAACCGGCAGAGTGTCGCGGTGTTCGCGTCGCTCGTCGAGGCCCTTTTGCCCGCTTCCGTCCCCACCCGCACCGTCGAGGTGCTCCGCCCCGGCACGTTCCTGCCGATGGCGGGCGATGCCGTCACGCTGACGGCAGCGGACCTCGCCGCCATCGCCGAGGGCTATGACGCCGCCGGCGCTCCGGCGCCGGTGGTGGTCGGGCATCCGAAGACGGACGATCCGGCGTTCGGCTGGATCGCCAGACTCGCCTTCGACGCTGGGCGGGAGCGGCTGGTCGCCGAGCTCGGCGAGCTCGCGCCGGAGTTCGAGCAGGCGGTCGGCGCCGGGCGCTATCGCAAGGTGTCGCTGTCGCTGTTCCGGCCGGAGGCGGGGAACAACCCGAAGCCCGGCTCCTGGTACCCGAAGCACGTCGGCTTCCTCGGCGGGGCGGCGCCGGCCGTCTCCGGGCTGAAGCCCGTGAGCTTCTCCGGCGACGAAGCGGGCACCGTCACGGTCGAGCTCGGCGAGCCGGCGTTGCGCGATGTCGCCAGCCTGTTCCGCGGCCTGCGCGAGTGGATGATCGCCGAGCACGGGCTCGAGACGGCCGACCGCGTCCTGCCGGACTGGACCGTCCGCTGGATCGACGACGCCGGTGCACGGACGCCCGGCGAGCCCGGTCCGGCCTTCTCAGAGC